ATTGATGATGCGGTGACATATATTGACGAAGCACCAACCGTTGGCGAGTGGATCAGCGCGGAAGACAAGTTGCCTGGGATAGACGAAGATGTACTGATTCTTTATGAATCAAAGGTATCACCACGCAAAACTGGTTACGCCATTACATGCCTGAAAGATTCGTTTTACTTTGGCAGTACGCCTATTCCATACTCAAAGCCACAGTGGAGTGAACCGTGGCAGTATTTCAGAGAGAACAACGTGATAACCCACTGGATGCCTTTGCCTACTCCCCCGGAGGTGATACAGGAATGACTGATCGTGAAAAGGTTTTTGATGCATTACGAAACTGCGTGACGGAACCCAAATGTAAAGACTGTCCTTGGGAAGATTGCGAAAAGATCGGCTGCAAGCGTACAAAAGTGCCTGTGACACTATTGTTGGATGCGCTGAATCTGCTAAAGGAAGAGCCAGTCAAGCCTGTAGTCAATCAGGACGAATGGGTGTGTGGCTGTTGTGGCTTAGTGGTGGAGCAACAGCGGATGATTCATCCGGGTGCTATCTTTCATGATTTTTTTGAATACTGTCCGCACTGCGGAAAGAAAGTTGACTGGAAGGCGGTGGATCCAGATGCCGACGAAGGGTAAATGCCAGTCATGCGGTGAGACTTCCTTTCTGACTGCAAAACTCCTGAGGAACAAGGAAAACGGAGGCTTGTATTGTCTGATGATCTGCGATAAATGCAAAAGGTTCTATGAAGGGGTGACACAGGATGAATAAATTTACAGAAATGTGGGTCAACCAGCTGCGTGCTGGTGCTCTCCAGATCGCGAAACAGGCAAAGGAAATCGTAGGGGATCTGGAAATGAACCGAGAGCTGAGTGTGACAATCCGCCTGACTCCTGGCGACGGCACGATGAAAACTCCAGTGATCGAGATCTATCGTGAGATCTTCTCAAAGCCGATGTTTGATGTCATAGCCCACAAAGATCAACAGGCTAAACGTGATACCGAATGGGCTGAAATGATGAACATAATGCTGACACAGGCCAGAGAACAAGAGGAGGGTGAGAATAATGGATGACTTTGAACTTCTACATTGTCTTGATAACAGCGATCAAACATGGGCAGGAGGATGGAATCTTGCTTCCATGAGAAAACCGGAAAACGGGCGGCGTGTACTCTGTGTGGTTAAGCGCAGAAGTGGGAAGAATGACCTGTGCTTTGGAAAGTATTATGACAACTATCTGGGCAGACCTAAATGGGTTACCGAGCTTCCTGGAAAGCCTCAGAACGTGATCATGTGGATTGGCTTGCCTCACTATCCGGAAAGGAGCGTGTGAGAATGGCGGACCTACAGAATGTAATGCAGGGGCTTGAGTGCTGCTGCTCTATGAATGGCAAAGGGTGCAGACAGTGCCCATATAATAAAGATTGTGACGAGATGCCAGATTACGGTAATGCTCAACTGTGTTCTGATGTTCTGGAGTTGCTGAAAAGCATGACGGACCCGAGTGTGCGCCGCTTTACTCCTGCAGAAGTTTTCTTCGAGATGGTACATTCATCCTGGAAGGATGATCGTTTCGGACCTGATAAGCCGGCCAGATATACACCGGCTGAGGTACTGGGAATACTCATGGCAGTAGTGATAACGGAGGGTGAAAGAAATGGAGAATATCAATAACATTATGGACCTGGTGAAACAGTGCCCAATCAAAAATCTCGTAGTTGGCTGGACCGAGGATGAGAAAATTAAAGCTGTCTCCAAGGGCGAATCACCTTTAGAGACTCTCAAAGTGATACTCACCTTACTCGAGAGCGTCAGCGAGGAGATCATGAGACGCGGGATGACTGCCGATGCACTTATTGAGCTGCTCTCTGCCGGCCTGGCTGCAGTCATTGCACGCGTGACGGGAGGCGAGCAGGATGGATGACAAGATGCTGTCAGCACACATCACGATCATTGCGGACACACTGGCTCACATCGATGCAGCGTTATCCATCGTGGTGATTTTCCTGGTCATTGCGGCGGCAATAGGCGCCTTCTTCTTCATGACATGGCTGTTCGCACATCTGAGCGGAGGTGACGACGAATGAGAGTGAATAATCATTTCATCGGAGAACAGCTGGTGCAGCTCCTGGCTGAGCATCAGATGACTGACCTTGACCTGGCCAGACAGCTGGGCACACAGAGGAAGCAGGTCAGTGTGTGGTGTGAGGGGATCCAGAATCCGAACCTGGTCACGACGATCCGGATCGCTGAGATCTTCCATGTGTCGCTGAACTGGCTGATCACCGGCCATGAGTTCAATGGGAAACTGAGGTGACGCAGAATGCCTGACAGAGAGGAGCTCGAGCGGATCCTCGAGAGGACGCTGGATCAGACGCTGAGAGAAAATGAGGAACGCGAGGCAGAGAATGAGGAATGCGAGAATATGCACTTAAACTAGACAGCTTTGGGATCTCTCGGGATGCTTACATGGAGCTGAAATATTTCTGCCGTCAGTACGACCAGAAGCGCAGGGAGGCTGCATCGCTCCTGGGTGTCGGTTCGCCGGCATTCGATGCATCACCGAAAGGCAACACAGTAGGCAGGCCGACAGAATCAGCGGCAATCAAACGGGAAAGCCTGCTGGCCGACGTGGATCTGATCGATCGCTGTGCAAAGGATGTGGATAACGGTGTCTGGTATCATGCTCTGATTGATAACTGCTGTCGTCGGGTTCCATGGGAATGTCTGAAACCTGAAGACATGGGCAGCAGTCAGAAGCAGGCATACTTCACTGCACGACGTCAATTCTTCTTTCTGCTGCATCAGCGACGGACGGAACGCGCGGGGTAAACGTTTTGTGGTAAATTACTATTGTGGGATTCGGGCGAGCAGCCGAATCCCTTTTTCGTGGCCAAAGAGGGAACCAGGCGTATCACTCCTGCGCTTGGTGGGAGCAGTAGGGCTGGCGCGTACTTTAAAAGATCCGCGTCTGAGAGGTGGGTCAGCTGCTGGGCCATTTGAGGTGAGTGTATGCCGGAAGATTTCTACAAACAGAAGCGGCACAAAGAGTGGCGCGAGAAGGTCCTCAAGCGCGATAAGTATCTGTGCCAGGAATGCCTGAGGTATGGACGACGTACAGAGGCGACGATTGCACACCATATCAAGCACGTCGACGAGCATCCTGAGCTGCGCTATGTGGTCGCCAATGGGCGTGCGCTGTGTGCTGCATGCCACAACAAGATGCATCCGGAAAAGGGTGGAAGCCATCAATGGTGACTCCCCCCGGTCATCTGGTCGCGCATTTTGGGGGAAAGCGACCGGAGGGGGAACCTCTTCCCTCCCCGGAGCGAAATCCAAACATTTTTTCGAGGAGGTGAGAGCGTGGCAAAACTGTCCAAAAATGAACGGCGCCTGAAGGGCTATATGACCAAATTGGGCATCTGGAAACCTGAGTACATGGTGACCGTCGAGATCTGCGCAGGTCTGATGGATCAGTATGATGCGATCAGCACAGCATGGATTAAGAGCGGCATGGATCCGGTGGAAGTCACCGACAATGGCGGCACGAAAAAATCCGGTATCGTCGCCACGCTCGAATCCTTGCGGAAAGACATCCTGGCATATCAGAAAGAGCTCGGACTCACGCCCATGGCCATCAAAAAACTGAATGCACAGGAAAATCTCCCGCAGTCTTCTGTGCTCTCTGACGCGCTTAGAAAGCTGGCGTAAACATGGCTGTTTACACTGGCAAGTACATCCGAGACGTTGACGAGTATGTCGACGGCGTGATATCCGGGAAAATCCTCGCAAACCATGACCGTGTTCTTGCCTGCCATCGCTTCAGGCGGATGCAAGAGAAGTACGAATGGAATCCTCGCGACGCAGACTTCGTGATCGGTCTGATCGAGAGCACCTGGGTGCAGCGACAGGGCGAGGACATGAACGGTGTCCCGTTTAAGGACAAACCGCTTCTGCTCCAGCCGTGGCAAAAATTCGTTTGCTACGGCATTTTGTGTTTTTATCATCCAGGCACCTCGCTCAGAGTCGTGCATGAGGCGCTGATCTTCATCCCGCGCAAGAATGGGAAAACGTCCTTCGTGGCAGCCCTGTCCTTCGCGATGTCCGTGCTCCAGCGCAAGAGTGGAGCGGTCACCTATGTCGTCGGCGCTGCTCTGAAGCAGGCGAAGGAAACTTTCGATTCGTGGTCCTACAACATCGAGCATCACATGGATCCTGGATTGGCGCAGGCCAAGAAAGACGGCTGGAGAGCGATCGATAACAAAATGGAGCACAAAATCAAAAAGAAGGACA